TAATGTAGATTACAGGCAATATAAAAACTTTGTACATTTTGGTTCAGCCGAAAAACGATTGTACAATATGAAAACAAAGCTTACTAATTTAGAATTGTATCAAAATTATAGTTCATCATTAACTGGAGATTTAAGTGGATCAGGATATTTAGGAAGTTCACAAGGGACTTCAGTTAGTGGATCTGCAGTTGATATTCAAAAATGGGAGGATTCAGCTAGAGAGGTTATTAATGCTTTTGATGATTTTGAAGAATACATGTACGTTCAAAGTTCTTCATATATTACCAGTTCAATAGGAGAATTTTATGATAACGCTGCTCCTAAATTATCCGGTGATGGTACACTAACCAATCCGTATCAGCTGTATTCAGTTTCTAGTTCTGTATTTACTACGTGGTACAGTGCTTCTCAAGTAACTGCTAAAGTTTATGATAGAAATAATGCAAATAGATTGGTTAACTTATTACCAGAGCATATTTCTTATGATCAAACAAATAATCAATTCTTAACATTTATGGATATGATTGGTCATCATTACGATAATATTTGGTCCCATGTTGTTGCATTAACTGATGTACATGATAGAACAGAAGATGTAACTAAAGGAATTTCTCAAGCTCTAGTAGAACCGGTTGCAAAGGGATTTGGTTTTGAAATGCAAGAAGGAAGAGATCTTGTTAGATTACCTCAATATTATTTAGGATTACAAGAGTCCGGTTCTCAAACTGGAGTATTCAATGTTAGATGGAGTAAGAAATCTCAAAAAGATGTAACAAGAGAAATATGGAATAGAATTCTTGCATCGATGCCTTACATATTAAAATCTAAAGGTACCAAACAGGGATTAAAAGCAATAATTGCAGCGTATGGTATACCAACATCAATATTGAGAACGCAAGAATACGGTGGACCTAAGATCGCTGGAGAAAAAGATTACGAAATAAAACAAAGATTTACAAAAGCATTAGACTTTCAGGGTGGTCAATATCTTGAAGCACCGTGGTATCATACTGGATTTGGACGAACACCAGATACAATTGAAATGAGATTTAAAACACCGTATGAAGTTGATACTGTGCTAGCGCAAAAGGTTAATTCTACGGATGGAATAGATGCTTCGATTTATATTACAAACGTAACAGCATCGGATGCTAAAGGTAGAGTTGAATTTGTAATGAGTAGTAGTGGTCATGGTGAATACAGTATGAGTTTAGGGGAATACTCTGTATATAACGATGAATATTGGTCATTAATGTTAAGACGTAGAAGTACAATATCATCGTCAATATCAAGTTCTTATGATAGTATGCATGTTCTAACTGATGCTGATCCGTTAACTCAAAGTTTTGATTTATTCTTGGGTTATTATGATTCAGGAATAGATGAAGTTGTAGTTGCAAAATCTGCTAGCATGGATATATCAGGAAGTTTATTAGCAAATTATTATAGAACAAGTAGTGTTGCCGGAGATGATAATTGGTATTTTGGTGGTAAGCGAAACGATGCTAGAAGAGGGTCTAGATTTTCTGGTTCGATGATGGAAATAAGATATTGGGGAACACCGTTAACATCATCTGCATTTTATAACCATGTAGCGGCTCCAAAAGCAGTAAATGGAAATCATATTAGTTCATCGTATTATGATATGTCATATAGACTTTCATTAGATGATTACATTAATTTGAGTACTACTCCGTATGGTTTAAAAGATTATTCACTTACAGATGGTCAATTATATGCAACTGGATCTGGATTTGCAAATGAAATTAATTTTAGTAATGTATCAGATAGACAGAAAGCATTTACTCCGGCAATTGGATTGGGAAAGAAATCTAATAAGATAAGAATTGAAGGTAGTATATTAAAAACTCCCGATGGATTACCAGCAGTTTTAAGTCCTACAGAAAGAGTTGAACTTGGTTCTTACGACTTAGCAGCAAATGATTCTAATAAGTTGGGAATATTCTTTGCACCGAGCGATGTTATAAACGAAGATATTATATTATCATTAGCAGATATGGATTTTGGTTCTTATCTTGGAGATCCTCGAGATGATTTTGAAGAAGATTACTATTATGGAAGATTTAAACGAGTAGCAGATACATATTGGCAAAAATGGACAACAAAGCAGGGATTCTGGGATTATATTAAATTGATCAAATATTATGATTTAAGTTTATTCGATCATCTTAGAAGAGCTGCGCCAGCTAGAGCTAAGAAAAATATTGGTCTTCTTATTGAACCAACAATATTAGAACGATCTAAAGTTGTTGTGGGTGCTCCTCCATCCATGGAAGATTTAAAGAAAAGAGCCATATTAGATCTGACACATCGTTTTCCTGTTTCAGGTTCTCAGCAAAGATATAGAGGAATATTAGATTATATAGAATCGTATCAAGTAAGTGGATCTGATGTATTACAAAGAAATGGAATTTTAGATACAGATCTTGGTGGTGAAATAACAAGTACTAAAGAAATAAGAGAGGCTTTATTTCATTGGGATTCTACTCAACCTACCGGTAGTAATTTATTGGAATACGGAACAATACCACTTCCTGGAACTGCAGTGACTGCATCTTCAGAACGTATTGATTTCGAAACTTCCGGTTCGGATGGAGTAATAGCAACAAATATTTCTAGCTTTAATTTTCAAACTTTACAGGAACCAGTAGATTCGTACAATGATTATAGTGGTTCGTCAATATCAACTGGTGGCGGGGATACTATTTTCTTTGAAGTATTACCGCCAAATGTAACGGGTTCAAGATTGGCGAGATACAATCAAGATACTATTCCGTATTTTTCATCCAGTTTATCAGCATCTTATAATTTATCGTATTCATCTTCTTTAGAACAGAGTGAATATGAATCCGTGTATGATTCTCATACAGCATTAGAAAATTTAGCGTATAATGGATGTAAAGAGGATGGTTCAACTGTACCGTTTGGAGAACAATTAAGTGTTGAAATTTTCGAAACTAATCCGTATCAAGTTAAGACTGATTCTACTGGTGGCACATATCTAGACACTGAATTAAAAGGTGAATAAAATACTTAGAGTAATATTTATAAACAAATGAGTTCTACGTAATAATTTTAGGAGAATATTAAAATGGGATACCTCAATAATGCAACAACTGTCTTGGACGCGATCCTCACGAAAAAAGGTCGAGAGTTACTAGCTCGCGGACAAAACGAGTTTAGTATCACTAAATTTGCTTTGGCTGATGACGAAGTTGACTACAGCCTTTGGGATCCCGGACATCCATTAGGATCTGACTACTATGGTCAGGTTATAGAAAACCTACCACTTCTGGAGCCTACTCCGGATACGAATACCATTATGCGATATAAGCTAGTAACAAGAGCTGTTGGTACACGAAAAATGTCGACACTTCTTGGTATAGAATCTTCTTATACTGTGGAATGGAGTTCAGCGGGTAATGAAGCATCAACTGCTGGTCCGATATCACCAACTACAACGAATGTTCCAAATGATGGAACAACAGATCCAGCTGGATATTCGTTTACTGTTCTTAATTCATCGATATCTTACTTGACATCTCCAAGTAATGATGGTGGAGTAGGTGGTGGCGGAAGCATTGATTATACAGCTTCTACACAAAATATTAGTCAAACTGTTTTTGGTAATAGTGTTACTATTCATCCAAAAGCAATTAATGATCCAGGTGCGGCTGCCGATCCAACCACAACACTGATCGTCACTGGCCTTAGTTATGGAGCAACGTTTGCTTCAACTATCACTATAGGCTACGTAGACGAATCATAATATAAGGAAACTTGCCGATGGCGTTTCTAGATAATACTTCACTCATAGTAGATGCGGTGCTAACAGATAAGGGACGAGAAATGTTAGCTAGTAATTCGTTCAGCATCGTTAAGTTTGCTTTGGGTGATGATGAAATTGATTATACAATGTACGATGAGTCCAACTCTAATGGACCCAATTTTTATGGTATATCAATTGAGAATATGCCAATATTAGAATCATCTACATATTCAGATACTGCGTTAAAGTATAAGTTAACAACCTTAAAACCAACAACAAAGCAACTTCCAGAAATGGGAGCTAGTGTTCCATTGACTATATCGTTAACTGGAGATGGAGCAGTTAGTGCAGATTATGCTATGATTTCTCCATCAACTTTAAGGTTTGATGAAGATGAAGAATATATGTTTGAACTTCAAGATGATTCATTTGTTGATTTAATACTTGGTGATTACGCAGATCAAGTTAAAAAAGTTGCTCATAAAGTAATATTTGAACAATTAACTATTGATGGTGATCCTGTTCCTAAAGATGCTTATCAAAGCATTTTATTTGGGGCTAAGAAAACTCCTCTACCACTGAAAAGAAGTGAGCAAGATTTATTTGCAGATTTATATAAATTTTATATTCCACCAAATAAATTTGGTGATATAACAGTTTCAGCAGTTAGAGCAGAAGGTGAACTTTATTTTAAAGGAGTTTCCGGTCCAACACAGCTTATAACATCAGAAAATTTAATCTATTCAGAAGCAGGAATTGTAGTTAGTGTTGAAGGTGCTGGTATAATTTCTCTTGGTTTAACTGATTCCAGTGGAAAGGGTACAACAGATGAAGGCGATGTACCAGCTTCCGAAGGTGAAATAGTATTTGCTACAATTTTAAAAGAGAATAGAAAAATATTAGTTGAAAAAGAAAAGGGCGGATTTAAAGCATTAGGAATCGCAGCAAATAGTAAAGTAATTGTAACGTATACAACTAAAGGTAAAGTACAAAGCATTACTATGTATGCACAATCAATAAATGCACAGAAAACCGTTATAACATTGAAGAAAGCATTATCAGCTTCTATTCCAGCATCAGTAACAGTTTCTACTTCTGCACCAGCAGATAAAGAATTTCAAGATGATATTCCAGATAAGACTGGAGAAGATAAAAGTCCATTCACGCCTAAAGATCCAGATGGAAAAGATACTGGAGAAATGAAGGATACAAAAGATAAAAGCATGGACGATGAAAAGAAATTCGAACCTGAAACAAAGAAGGATTTTGGTGGTACAAAAGGTAGTTCAGGTGGTAGCAAAAGCGGCGGCTCAAAAGGTGGTTCAAAGGGAGGATTTTAATGGTTAAAACCGTTACTGGAAAAACAATTAGTTTGGTGGCAAAACAAGTTAACTCAGCAAGACAAGTAACTTTAAGAATAACCGGTGTTAAATCCGGGGTTATGAAGCTTGTTACGGTAACTATACAACCAAAGGCATAAAACATATAGAAGAAAAGTAAACATTGCCAATATTTATTGGTGATTAGGAGTTAATTTATGAGCATATTCACAGAGTTTAATCAACAAGACGACGTAATACCAGGTCAGGTCAATACTGTTTCGTCTGGTATGTGGTCAGGTGGGTTAGGAACGTTAACAGCGTTTTACACCTCTTCTGTACAAAGTGGAAGTACCGGTGAACATTATTATGACGCGTATAACGGAGTTGTTGGAACAAACGCAACAGCATCAGTACAGTTTTCTGTTACCTACGGAAATTATTACGGGTCTGGTTCATTAAGCGGAAACAGCAATTATCAAGCTTCTAAAGCAGTTTATAGACAGTTGAGAAATCTGTTATTACCTCAAAACCAAACGGTTTTCAAATGGGGTCCCGCAGAAGCAAGTTCATCGTATTCAACCTTTGCAATATCGTTGAACAGATCACGACTTAAAGAGAAGATGGATCCGGGTAACTGGGAAATTCATGTATCTAGTTCAACATCAAATGTTATTAAGTTGATCGATGATTCTGGAGCAACGAATGACCCTAACGTTAAATCTACAGTACGAGAATTTAATGTAATATCTGGTTCAATTTCAACAGGTGTTGCAGTGACAGGATCCTCAACAGTACATTTCGGAAAATTCTATCCAGAAACTGGCATAATAATACTTGACGCCGATGGACTTGGCGGACAAGCTACAATAGCTGGATACGGAACAGAATCAAACGCGCAAAATAACAACGCAGGTGACTTTTTCGATCACATCAAGGGCGGAGCATATTTCGCTGCAAGACGTGAAGAACAGATTAAGTCAACTCATTACTTTTGTAGGGTAAAACACGGCAAATATAATCATAGTCAGAATCCAACATATTATTCTGGTTCAGATTCAGTATTAGCTGTTCCTTCCTTTAGAACAGATCCTAAGTCATACATTACGACAGTAGGTTTGTATAACAATAATAATGAATTGTTAGCTGTGGCTAAGTTATCTAAACCAATCTTGAAATCTACAAGTAGGGAAGCTCTCATAAAGGTAAGATTAGACTTTTAGTAACTGTTAATTTTAGCGAAAGCTATATGTGGGTTGCTAATATTTATAACAAACCAGTGAGGGACAACTATGTTTGGTCAAATAGGTGATGAAGACAGACGCGTTACTCCATATAAGATCCATAAACGATTTAGAATTGATTATTATAACGGAGTAGATACCGCAACACGACTTGGGGTCATTCCATTACAAGCTGTATCTGGCAGTTTGAACGGAAATCCTGGGTTTACTAGCGGGTCCGCGGATAAAATTACCTTTACTAGTGGTGGAGCAGATTATCATTACTATAAAAGACCGTTATACACTCAACTAAAATTAAATTTTTTTGAATTTGCCTTACCAGGTAATAGACACAGTGCTACTGTACCCCAACCTCAACACCAATTAGATCTTAATTTTTTACCATTTGGGCATGGAAAAGCCTACGATGGTACTAGACAACATTGGGAAGTACTAGGTTTAAGAAAACTACATAATCAAGCAAATGTTATAAGCGTACCACAAAAAATATTCGGAGAACAAATTAAAACTGGATCAGTTGAATTAACAGATTATTCAACTGAAAATACGTTTATTATTAAGGATGATGGGTACGGAAATTTATATGATACGACTTATGAAACACAATTTGTATCAGCAAGTTTAACAGGTAAAGGTTCCGGATCTGCAGTTGGAACTGTATCGTATAATCACGGATTAATTATACTTACGGATACTGGAAGTTATGGAACAGTAGCTGGACAATCTAGTGGTTCTGGTGGGTGGAAATTAGAATTCGAGGCTACAAAAACACTTTATGAACATGAATATACATGCTTAATTCCAGAAGGAACATTTAATAATAGTACAAATATTAGTGTATCTTTAGGAAGAAGCGGAAGTATGGATATTCCAGGAGGTTTAGATAATAACAATTTAAGACAACTATTGTCTTCGCCAGCAGAAGGACAATATGATAATACAAGTGGATATGCCGCTACACTTTATACTGAAAATTTTACAACGCATTCAATGTTTGCTCCCTATGTTACTACTATAGGTTTGTATAATGATCATGGAGATTTATTAGCGGTTGCTAAAACAACTCGACCAGTCCGCAACGATCCAGAGTTAGCATTGAATTTTATTGTAAGGTTTGATATTTAATATTATAGAAATAGTAGGAGTACGTAATGAATGATATTAAAAAAACAAATTCATCCGGAGGGGTAGAATTTCATGTACAAGATCAAAAACATTCTATTAATCAAGAATTGATTGGAATTATAAAATTTAGACAAGCTAAGAAATGGTTAATTAGTATAGCCGTTGTTGGTTTATTTTCAGTAATATTAGCACTTATGATTTATTTTATGAGTCAAGGAAAAGATGTTACTGGTGGTTGGAAGGAAATATTACTACTAATGTTGGGCGGTTTTGTTGGATCATTTGCAAAGGTAATAGATTTTTGGTTTAACAATGCCGAGGATGATGTTAAGTTGTTAGAACATGCGGATGATTAACGTATTAAGTATTAATTGGAGAAAACAGATGTTAAAGAAGATTGTATTGGGTCTATTATTGACCTCATCTTTGTTTGCAGAAACAGAACTTTGGAAATTTTTTAAGTATTCTACGGCTTACGCGAGTTTTAGCTTGAATGCTCCACGGTACCAAAACGATAGATTTAGTATTATCGGTGGTTTGAGTACAGGAACGTTGGAGGTTGGTAGAGATGAAAGAGATTTAAAACCAGATTTTCAAAAATCATTCGGGTTGAGAAAGATTGGTAGGTTTAAATACGAACCAAAACGAGGTGTTAAAAATGCTGGAGTTGGTGGAACTTGGTATGATGGTTCAGAAAATAATGCTAATGAAAATGCGACAATAGCCCCAGTTAGTGGTTGGGAATATTTACTTAAATGGACAGAGGGTCGTCAATGGGGCCAAGAATATTTAAATCAAGAGTATTGGTTAAGGTACACTGGTAGTTTTTGGATGGCTAAAGTTGGTTGGACAGAATTGGGATTAGAAGATCTTAATTATGGTCAAGGTGATTTAAGATTTAAATGGTCTCCAGAATTTTTAGG